GCCGTTCTGTGCAAAGACGGTACTACTCTTCAGTAGCAAGTTCACCCCCTATGGGTTGTGAAAAGTTGTCCAAGTGTATCAAATAATAATACTACCATTAGAACTCATATTCATACTAACCTTAATAACTAATATCAATCAGGATGTAATCACTGAATAACACGTTCGATCCGTTCGATCATCACTCCTCTAAATCGCATATAGCGAAGAAAAGGAATGAATCACCAGCTCGTCTTAGTGTCAGCTTAATTACATCCACAGTTCAATATCAATTACTCAGATTCTTTTAATCAGCCGATTGCTCGTTTTTGTCACTGAGGTTCAACTCAGTTAAATCTGACGTTAAAATACGTTTATCTAAGAAGCATACATTATTATCTACACGAGAGCCGTGTGTTGGAATTATTTTCCAATCCAGAACATTATCGTCTGGTTTGGGGAAGTTCTGCACATTGTAGGGTTCAGGTAAGGGTATCTTTTTCTGTTTGAGGGCACCAGACCAAACAGCCGACCAAGATCGGAGATTTTCCCATGCTTTAGAGTGATCAAACTTTTTGTTTGACTTCGTTTGAGGACGATATAAACGATTGGAACCGAGTCGAAATAAACTTTCGATACAGAACCAACCACGAATATCGCTCACACTAGCAGCATGGTCAGATGACTCAGTAACAAATGATGAATAAACGACATCAGCTTCGACAAACTTATAGCGTGCCATAGCATAATGCCATACCAACCATGAGTTAACCATAGGTTTTGCAGGAAAAACAAAACTCGATGGGTGATCATGAATCAATCTGGCCAATCTGAGGTCAATCTTATCAGGAGTAAAACGACCTACTATCGGTAAACCTAAACCTCCCAGTGCACTAGGGATAAACCACGGTAAATTAACTAACTTCAGAGATCTTGAATTATGAGAAATAAATTGTTGCAATAATTTCTCACGCATTTGCTCGGGAGCTCCTTGAATAAGCTCATGTGCACGCGCTCCAAGTGAAGAATGCTCACCGGTTTCATTATCATCAGCCCTCTCACCAAAGTTACCACTACGTTTAAGTCCGTACATAAGACCAAGATTAACAGATTGAATTTCTTCAAATCTAATTAATTCTTTAGTGTCCAATGCACAGATAAAACCGTTATGATGGTAATCATAGGTTTGAGAGTTAATGTTAAGAAATCGGTTAGAAAAATAAACTTTGCCAACAGACGGGGACATACCAATAAAGGCAGCAAGTTGTTTCCATATATAATGGCCACGACCTGTCACTTTTAAAATGGCATCATCACCGTTGATAGCAAGTTTAGCGTCCTTCAAAAGAATTTGACCAAAAGAATCAGAATCAAATTCAAGCGCATACCGACAAATAGCTGCATTAGCAATGCACAAGATTGGAAAAGAAACGATG